ATACGCAACCGATCAAGGTACCGTCAGCCTGGACGCTCCACAGTATTGGGATTGGCGTATTTTGGTAATCCAGCTCAACCGCTCCGGTCAGCATGTGGCTGGCAGTGTAGGATAATGCCGGCGCATGGTAGGCGCTCTGCTCGTCCTGGTACTGGTATTCCCTGACATTTTTTCCATCAGCCTCGGCAAACAGTACAGCGGTTCCGAAAAATACCGGCTGAATCGAGTCCGATCCGATGGCAGTATGTCGCGGGCACTGGACTACGGGAGGGAAGCTTCCGGCTGGAATGATCCGTTCGCCTCGGACAGTGCCAACTATCATGTCGCGGCCAGATGCCAGCCATTGGACGGCGTCATCAACCTCGATTTCGATGGCGTTGGTCGATGTGATGATATTCCTGGTCAGTGTCGTGTCTTCGTATTCTGGGGCCTGGGCGTCATGCCAGAGCCGATTATAGGCGGTTCCGTCCTCGGTGAGCTGTTTGGTCAATATGATGTAGTTTGAAGCGTCAACGCCCTTACTTTCGACGTAAGTTTCAACGGGTACGCCGGTTCCGGTAATCATGTCGCCGACTATGATTTCGGCATAATCGGCGGCGCTGATGGCGGAGATTTTGAAAGCGTTGTCGCTAATATCGCTCGCACCAGTAAAGGCAACCGAGGGGTCACGGAGCTGCTTGGTCGTACTGCTCAGGGTGTCAAAAAACGTAAAATTACTGTATAAATACGGCCGGCTGGCCCAGATGGCCCCTGGCTTGGTCAGTGTTCCGGCCAGGTAAAGCCTGCCTTCGTGAAACGCGCAAGCCCCAGGGTAATTGGTAGCGCTCTGGAATGGCACCTCGCCAGTGTTCCCGCTGAATGATATTGCCCCGTAGCTGAATGAGTCGGCCCCGGTCAGCTCTAGAACTGCCGGCTGGTGTGACTTGTGGACCAGAATAATCCGCTTGTCATCCTGCGTATATTGAAGGTCCGGCAGCGATGCCAGGGTAAATGAAGTGGTAATTGAAAGCGGGGAGCCTTCGTTTGTCAGTAATGCTCCGGCCTTCCATATCCTCATGTAGAGATTCCCAAGCTCCAGCACGTAGCCAAGAACCGGGCTGACTACAAACGGGATTAATCGGACCTTGCCCGATCCTGACTGGCCCAGGTATACGGTGCCTTGCCGGTTGGAAAAACCGCCTTGCAGATTAATTATGGCATTGGTGACCGTGCTGGCCCCGTGCGAAAACAGAGGAAGGTCAAACCGGCCGCGCAACTTCGGGTCGATTTCTCCCATAGAAAAATCGAAAATAAGCGCCTGTTGCTTCATGCTTTGCGCTCCGGGAATAATCCTGAGACCCATGAATCGGACACTGTAGCGCCTGGTCGAACCTCGCGCTTGGTCTGTATAACGGCCGCTTGAGCCATCGCTGAGGCCGACTTTGAGAATGCAATGGCGTTTTCATGGCTGCCGGTCAGCGGATAGGCCAACTTACTCGCCAGCTGCATCACAACCGCCTCGATTAAAAGCGGGTCCCAGTAAAGAGGATCAGTCGCGTCATATATGTAAACCAAAATTGGGGTTGCGTCATCGGTATAAAGGATCGAGTTTTCAAAAACAAACTGGATTTCGTTGCAGCTTGAATCGAGTACGTTTACCTGGCGGATAAAGTCGGCCGGGACCGCATAGGCTTGAGAGTACGGGGACAGATTGTCTCCTGAAACTGCCTTGAGAAGGGTGTGGCCGAAAGTCCACTCCACAGTGCCGTCGGTTACAGCCGCGTCATCAGTCCATTCTGCCGGTTCAGTTGAATCGCTGGTCCCCGCGGATGTGCAGGTGTACACTTCATTATCAACGGCAATCTGGTCGTCAAGTTCATAGTCGGTATCGGCTGCCCATTCGGCATTGACTAGGTTTATACGCTTTCTAGCGCATGTCCACGGAGCCAGGCGGAGGATTTCGCGCCGGCAGTTGGCATAGAGTTCGGCGCACAGAATAGCGCTTTTGCTGACCGGAGCGGTTAGGTCGCCTTCGGTCAGCGTTTCAAATTGGTTATTCTTGATCAATGCCTGGTTGCAAATTCGGACTGCTGTCATGGCTCCCTCGTGCAAAAAAGGCGGGCTGTTACCCCCGCCCTTTACTTATTTTGCCTTCCTGCGGCCAGCAGGCCGGTCCGGTGGATTCAGGCTGTCCGGCTCCTGATCAATAAGGTCGGGTTGCTTTTTAGGCATTTTGAAATATTTTGACATTGGCGAGCCTTCCGGAATGTCGTATTGCTCGCCAGCCTTGAACAGTTGTTTGCCGTCAAAACAGTCTTTCTGACAGGTGGCTATCATCAGAAGGCCCCCGTCGGGATCATTTCGGCCATGCCAGCGGTTACCACGCCGGCAGTCGGCAGGGCTTCGCGCTGATACGTCCAAACGGCAGTTCCGTCGGTGATGGGACTGTCATCGATTTTCCAGGCCGGTTCTGACTCTCCGGTTGTTCCGGCAGTGGTCACTTTCCAGACCTGCTCAGGAGTGCCTGTATCTTCGCTGGTGACAACCTTGAGGACATTGGCGGCATACGCGGTTGTAGCCGCCCAGTCGGTGCCGGTTTCAGCGGTGGCCACCACCTGGAGGCCCAGGTATCGCTTGGGAATTTCGTCGGGCAGCCGCAGTCTCAGCATAGTCCCGACTGGCAAAGCGGTCCGCAGGATCACGCCGGTGGATACCAGCACGGTCGGCGTCCCAAGGGCAGCGGTATCCGAACAGATAAGCTGGAAGTTGAAGGAATACCCGCCGGTAAAAGCCGTGTCGATCCGGATAAAAACATCCGGCCAGCGCAAAGCCTGGGAGCCTTTGACGACTCCCAGGTCAACGCTTTTCGGCATCAGGATTGTGGCGGCGGATATGATGTCTTCGCACAGTTCGGCAAACATCAAGAGCTTGTCAATAATCATGACAGCCCCCTTTAAAACGCGCCGGTCGGTACACGGTCGGTCAGCCCAGAGGTGATAGCGCCGGCAGTAAAGTCGGATGACTCGACGGACACGTAGCGCATCCCCAGGTACCGCTTCGGAATGTCGTCGGGCAGCTTGCCAGAGAAAACGACTTTGTTGGCGGTCAGACTGGCGGTCGCAATCGCTCCGGAGGACAGCAGTACTACCAGATTTGAGGTAAGAGCCTCGTCGTCGGCACAGACAAGCTGAAACTCTACGCTGGTTCCGGTGGCAAACGCGGCCGATCCGGTCTTGGCGTAGAAGTACGGCAGCTTGATCCCCTGCACGCCCTTGGTCACGCCGAGGTCAACGCTTTTGGCAGACAGGTAGGAGCCAGCATTGTACCAGTCAACCTGGGCCTCGGAAAACATGCCAATTTTATCAATAATCATGATTGATCCTTTCAAGCCCCCTTTCGGGGGCTATTGATTACCAGCCGGTGACTTCGGCTTCGGTGTTCAGGATGGCATCAACGCGCTTGAAGGGTATGCCGTTGAAGCGGAGAATTGACCGGTTTTCGGTCAACTGGTCCATGGTCAGCATGTACGTGGTCTTGGCGCGAGCCTGTTTCCGCATCAATGCTTCAATAGTCCGGTTGCAGTAGAATACCGGGCGAACAGTAGTTAGATCATGCATCAGCGAGCAGGCTTCGTCCAGGGCGTCAAAAATATCCCCGACGGCCGGGTCCTTGGTCAGTATGCTGGTGTCAAGGTTGGCGATTCGGACAATATAGCGCCAGTCGCGGACAGTCAGCCCCAGGTCCCATTTGTAATGGGAACGATAGCCCTGGTAACGGCCGCCTGCGGCATCGGTCAAGGTTACTTCGCCCAGGTCCTTATGCTGCAATCCGGCTTTCGAGCCTTTGGGATAAATACCGTGGCAGGCGTTTCCGCCCCAGCCAACTAGCCAAATTGAAGTCTGATCCGACCCGGTTATGGTTCCGGTTCCAGCAGGCTTAATAATATGGTTGCCAATTTCAGTGGCGGTTGCGCTGCGAGTGGCAAAGCGGGCGGCCAGGCCAGTGAATTTGGCGTCGTCGGTCGCTTCGTTACCATAAATCAGCGTCGAGGCCATTTCCTGGTTCATAGCCTCAACAAAGGCCCTGTCTTCGGACAGCCGGAAAGCGGCGGTATTGCCGTTCAGGTCAGCCAGCGCCTTATCGACTTCGGCATAAGCCTCCAGCATGCCGCAAGTGTCGGTTACCTGCGCAGTCTTGCTTTTCGAGGGCTGGACACCGTAGTTTAATTTGCGCCAGGTGGCGGACGGCAGGCCGGTCCGGATGGTGGTCCGGTGGCCAGTGGGCAAGTTGCCCTCTACAACAACCATGTCCTCAAGGATTTGGTTGTTAGCCGCCAGCATTTCAATGATGGCGGAGATTTTATCGTCAGCGCCTAAACGGCTGGCAATATCGAGCATCGTGACGCCGGCGCTCTGTGCGGTAGTAGCCATAAGTCATCCTTTCTACCCTGTCGGGTACATTCGTTCCTCAAGAGATTTTGGCTTGGCGCCTTTTCCCGATCCGCCGACTGCCGAGTCCTCGCGGACCAACTGGCCAAGCCTATTAAATAATTTCACTACTTCTTTGCTGGAGCCAAGTCCGGCCTCTTGCAGTTCCTTGATAAGCCCAGGGGTGGCATAGGTTTTCGCCCCGCGCTGGAATACCTGGTATTCAGCGTCATACTGCTTGCCCCACTCGCTTTTCAAGTCAGCCTCAGTCTTGGCAGTGATAGCGGCTGACTGGGCAGCTCTGGCCGCCTTGTCATCGGCCAGCATTTTACTGACTGTCTCGGTCGATGATTTCAAA